CATTGAACCAGAGGAAGCAGTAAATAAGTTATTTGATTTATTTGTTGTTAGCGGTATGTTTTCTGCTGAACAAATGGAACAAGCCTTTAATGATGGAGTAGAAGCTGAACAGCAAAGATGTGGTGAATTTGACATAGAAAATTACTGCTAACGTAAAATATATGATTAGTAGCGTAGAATAATAACTAAAGACAGTAGAAATGATACAAACAAAAGAAGAACTATTTATAGCAGAATTAGGAGGAAATCCTCAGCAAGAAATTGAACTTTCTTATGGTGCGAAAATAAAAATTACAGACTTGTTAAGTAAGTACTTAGAAGCTATTAATTATACACATAGTTGTAAAAGCGATAGCGAACTGTTAAAATGTGGGGATTGCGATTGCAAAATTAAATATGAAAATATAGGTTGTGATACTCTAAAAGATTGTAAAAAGGAATGGTAACACATTTTAATTGTTTACACTAAGATATAAAGCGTTTTAATGCTTTATATTGACTGTTAACCAACGTTTTAATGTTGGTAATTAATTAACTAAAAAATAAATAAATGAAGACAGATTACAGATTTTGGGAACATAACTTAAACCCTATTACAATGAAGCCAGACCCATACATTATAGACAGAGGTTTTGAAAATGAAGGGGAAATACAGATAAAGGATGAGAATTGGGTTAAGGGAGTAGAAGAATCCAAAAAAAAGAGTAGAATTAAAAAAGTTAGTAAGTTTTGGTAATATTATTTGATGCAGACAGCCTTATCTACGCATCTTGCTTTGATACAAAATCAGACAAGAAGTGGTTAACAATAGATAAGGCTTACGAGAAGTTTCAAGAAGGACTTGATAAGATATTTGCTGAATTAGAAGAACAAGTAGAGGTAGATAAGTTTATAGTATGTAATGGCTCTAAGGGTAATTTTAGACACGACATATCTAAAGAGTACAAAGCTAATAGAACAGGAGAGAAACCTCCAATACTGGGTAAATTACACAGCTTAGTCAAGAGAAAGTACAAGTCTCATTATGGTTTAGGAATAGAAACAGATGATGTTGTAGCTACATTATGGAAAAGAGTATCTGATAAGAGTGGTATAGACTCTGTTATTATAGTTTCTGTAGATAAAGACTATAAACAATTTCCTTGCTGGTTTTATGATTATCATTGGAAAAGAAAAACGCTAAACAAGATATCAGAACAAGAAGCTACTATTAACTTTTATACACAAATGATTTTAGGCGACTCAGCAGACAATATTAAGTATTGTAAAGGATATGGTAAGGTTTATGCTAGAAGGCTCTTAGAAGACGTTAAAACACCATTCTCAGCTACAAGAAGAGTTTATACATTGTTTAAAGAAGTGTATGGAGATGAAGCTAAGGATAAATACAAAGAATGTAAAGCGTTATTAACATTAAAAACAGATTGCGATGATAGAATCAGAATACAAGAAAGGTGATGATGAGATAACTAAGGCTTACTACGAGATTTATATGTACAACTTACAGCAAGGCTTTATGACTTTAGATGAGTGTGATTGGGATTTAGAGATGCTAGAGGAAGAAGAAGAGTATCTTGCTTGTGCTGGGGTCTTTAGAGCCATGAATAACTACAAAGCCATGTAGGATATGCTGTTTAATGAATTGCTGGTAGGAATTACTCCAAAAACAGAATAAATAAAAATAGTTATCTTTTTATGAATAGTAAAGAGATAAAGCCAACTGATGGCAGAAAAGGCAACTCTAGGAAGAAATCTATACCTAAGTTACCTATACCTCAAGGAGAGAGGTCTAACAAACCAATGCTTAACCAAGCAAAGAAAAGCAGAAAGAAACAATACGCAAAGAAAGCTATCAAAAATGTATTTGGTAGTGAAGTTGCTATGTTTGAAACTTTAGCTGAGAAGGCTAAAGAAGGTAGTTACAATCACATGAAACTACTTACTGACATGATGTACGAGGAAGATAAGGGTAATTTAGGAACAACCGTTAAAGCTCCTATTATTAATTTCTTCGGAGACAGCGATATAAGTAAGAAAGTTAAAGACAAGATGATAGACGTAACACCTAAAGATGAGTAATCTAAATATACACACAAAATACATACCACTATTTAAAGACGATTCAAGATACTTTGTTATAACTGGAGGTCGTGGTTCTGGTAAGAGTTATGGAGCTAACGTTTTTTTGCTTAACTTAACCTATGAAAAAGGTCATAAGGTGTTGTTTTCACGCTATACAATGAAATCAGCACATACATCTATTATACCTGAATTTATAGAAAAAATTAATTTAATGGGGGTTCATGAAGACTTTAGGATAACTAAAGATGAAATAATGAACTTAAAGACGGGTAGCTCTATAATATTTAAAGGTATAAGGACTTCATCAGGTAACCAAACAGGTGCTTTAAAATCTTTAAATGGTATTACTACATTCGTATTAGATGAAGCAGAAGAATTGGTAGATGAAGAAGTGTTTGACAAGATTAACTTGTCTGTAAGGGTAAAGGGTAAGCAGAATAGGGTTATTTTGATAATGAATCCAACTACCAAAGAGCATTGGGTATATAAGAGATGGTTTCAAGCAGAAAATGTCTTAGGAGGCTCTAATACAGTTAAAGGTAACACGACATACATACATACAACCTACAAGGATAATAAAGATAATCTAGATGATTCATTCTTGCAGGACATATATAGTATGAAACGTAAGCGACCAGATAAGTATGAGCATCAAATACTTGGAGGTTGGTTAAATAAAGCAGAGGGTACTATTATTAGGAAATGGAGAGTTGGAGATTTTATACCTACAGAACTTACTTGCTATGGACAGGATTTTGGATTTTCAGAGGATTTAAGTACACTTGTAAAAATTTCAGTAGATAAGAATGCCCGAAAAGTTTGGGTTAAAGAAATATTTGGTCAAAAAGGATTAAATACATCACAAATATATATGAAGAATAAGTCAGAATGTGGTTTAGACTTAATTATATGTGATAACTCAGAACCCAGACTAATAAATGAGCTGAAAGTATTGGGACTTAACATAAAACCTACTATAAAGAAGAAAGGTAGTATATTATCTGGTATAGCACTTATGCAGGATTATGAGATAATAGTAGATAGAAACTCTCACGGTATTATAAGAGAGATTAACAACTACGTTTGGAAAGATAAAGGAGAAGTCCCAGTAGATAAGTTCAATCACTATATGGATGCGATACGTTATGCTATGATGTACTTAATACAAGGAATAAACTCTGGGGTCTATACCATTAGGTAAGACGTTTAATATGAAGGGGTATGTTTAATATGATGGGGTTCACCTCCAACCCTCCTCAATCCACCAATCACAATTAGGATATAAGTCCAGCAAATCACTTACAACCTTGTCAATTAATTTTGGCGAGGTTTCTGTGTTTAATATGAAGGGTTTAAGCTCTACTTTTGTCTGAATAAATAAAGTTTGCATTTGCCTTATGTTTAATATGAACCCCTATGTTTAATATGAAGGGGTATGTTTAATATGATGGGGGTGGTGTTCTTGGTTTCTATATTTTGTTATTTGTAATGATTATAAATTGTATATTTATTTGGTTATGTTGTTTATTTTTCATATATGCAAACATACGTCCATAAAATTGTTATTTTCAACAAAAAAAGTCTTTCAAAAGTTTGTGTATTAAAAAAGATTATTGTACGTGCGTACCTTATATATACAAAATGAATAAAAAAATAATTTAAATATATTTGTTTGGTATTAAAAAAAAGTATTATATTTGTATAGTAAAACAAAAACAATAATTTAAAAATAAACACAATGAGAAAAGACGTTTTAATATTAGAAATTAGCAACATATTGAATGACACGGGGGCTTATAAAAAAATCGATAGCCTATTGCAAAAATACAACTTAGATATTGAACAAACTATATACGATTATGATTTTGAAGAAAATCTTGTTCAACCAATAATTGAGCAATACGAGGATAATATCTAAAAAACCAAATAACATGAAAAAATACAGTATTAAAGTAACTAACAAAAGTGGCAATATTAAAAAATTTAAAACAATTAATGACGCTATGCTTTTTGTGAAACATATTGACAAATCATATCAATTAGTAAGTAAATTTAACAATAAC